CAAACTGGACCGCTAGTTGTGTTAACAAGGGCTATTTGACCGTTTGATACAGTTAATAGATTTTCATGAATTGCTTTAGATAAATATCCTGTTGTTGTCACAGTTGCAACAGAGTCGTTAGTATTTATAAAAACTAGATTAGGAATAACACCGGCTAACCCAGTAACGCTACTTGTAGCTTGTAAAATTGACATCTTTGCCCTCCATGGTTTAGATTAATTTATATTTTATTTGGCAGAAACTATTTTTTCTTTTTAGCAGCTTTACCTATGCGACCTTCCATTTTGCCACCTTTTTTATTCATTTTTTCTTTCTTTTCGTAAGATTCTTCTTTACGTTCGTGCTTTTTCATTTTCGATGTCCTTATTATATTAAAAATAAATTAATCTAAAGTCATTATAGTAAATCTTATACAAACCCCAAAGGTAGTCAAGAGGCCGTTGTTTACTTTTTTGCTTAGATTTCTTAATAGCCTTTGCTTTAGGCTTTACATGCTGAGGCAGCTTTTTACCTTTAGGGGTGGCAGATTCAAATTCTTTGGCTAATTCAGGATGTTTAGCATACATGAATTTACGCTGGGCTTTGGAAACAAATGGCACTTTAATTCTCCTATGAAGCTGTAGTTGGAACTGCTACCCAAGACTTAGTTGTCTCATCCCAGATATATAGATTTCCATCAGTAGGATAAGGTGTTGGAGGTGTCCAAGTCCAGTTTGGGGTAGCAATAGTCCAACTTGGGTAAGGCTGTGGCGGATAAAACACATCATGGGTTGAATCATATGTATAGCCAATTCCTGCATAATTTCCTCGTAAAGGAGTGCCGCCATCCGGGATATCACTGTTTGGCGCATAATGATTGCCACCTCTCGTATTATAAGAGGTTTGGATCCATGAACCAGGACTAGTATCCACGAAAGTATTAAAAAATGCAGCATCAGCCACAATAACCTGGGTTACTATTCCATTAACTACTTTTGCGTAATGAGACATTAAATTATTCCTTTTATGCTGTATAACTTCCGCTTGAGGTAAATTTCATGATGGTATTGCCGCCAGAAACTGTTACGGTTGGCGATCCAGTAGTTGTGCCTGAATAATTAGCGGTTGGAACAGATAAAACTATTATACCAGAACCGCCGGCTCCTCCAGAATACCCACCATTACCGCCATTTCCAGTGTTTGCCGAACCAGCAGCACTATTGCTAGAACTTCCACCAGTACTATAAATTACACTAGATCCTGTGATAGTAGATGCCGAGCCTGTTCCGCCAATATTTGCAAATCCAACACCGCCAGCACCACCACCGCCGCCAGCAACACCACCGTAGCTATATCCTGCTCCAGCATTTCCTTGGCCAGCAGTACCGCTTCCTCCGGTAGTACTTCCATAACCGCTACCACCACCAGAACCACCATTTTGGCCAGCACCAGTATAAACTCCACCAGCACCACCACCAATAGAGGTAATTGTAGTTATGAAACTTCCGCTAATACTAGAATTAGTTCCGTTAGTGGTTAGAGCACCACCACCACCAATTGTAATAGTATAAACCACACCTTGTTGTAAATTCGTTGTTGAGGCCAACAAACCGCCAGCACCACCACCGCCACTATAAGAGCCGCTTCCTGGTCCAGCACCAGCACCAGCACCACCAGCGGCAGACAAATAAGAAATAGAATAATATTGGTTTATTGGGGTTGATGCATAAGCAGTACTAAATACTATCCATCCTTGGGTAGTATCAACATAAACTAAAGATACAGCTACTCGATTTATAACTATCTGTTCATTTGATGTTGAACCATTAATTTTACTTCCATTTGGATTAATATCAATCTGATTGGTAGCAGCTGTCCCAGAATAATCAACAATAGTTACATAGTTTCCTGCTGAAGGAGCAGAAGGCAATGTAACCGTAATTATTCCCGCTGTTGTATTAATTGGATACCCATTACCTGATATCGCTGTAAAATTAGAGGTTTGTACCGATTGCCAAGAAATACCACCACCGCCTCCGCCACCCGCTTGAAATGTTGGAAGAGCACCTGCACCATTACTTGTTAATACCTGTCCTGATGTGCCAAGGGATGCTATTGATTGTACCGATCCAGTTGATGTTGTGCCGCCACATAAAACTGCATATGAAGTAAAAGATGCATCACCCGTTCCGCCATTGGCAACAGGCAACGTATTAGTTACACCATTAGAAAGATTTACATACCCCCATGCTGGATCGTTGCTAGCTCCAGTGTTAGCAAGGTATTGGGTTGCTGTAGTACTTTTAGCAAGAGCCATTAATGTATTGGCAGCGCTCGCATATATAGTATCACCTTGGTTAAAACTAGTAATGTTTGTACCGCCAGAGGTTACGCCAATTGGTGTGGCAGCTGAACCCCAGGTTCCGGTTGTAATCGTGCCAATACTGGCCAAGGAAGACAATGTACCTACAGCGCTATTAACTAGAGTGCCAGAAACTGGAAATGTTACGGATGTGGTGTTACTAAAAGTAAAAGTAGAATTGTATGCGCCAGACAATGTTAGACCGCCAGCTGTTGAAATGCTACCACCTAAAGTAACAGTATAAGCACCGTTGTTAACACCTGTGCCGCCATAAGTTCCTGTTATTATTGAACCGTTCCACGCACCGGTTGTGATCGTTCCGGTTTGTGTAATATTTCCTTGCACGGCAGTTGGTAAAGTGCTACCAATGCTTGGAACTCCGCCACTACTCGTTATTAATACTCCACTATTGGCGGTTGTTAAACCTGTAATAGTATTAGCAGCTGATGAATAAAGAAGTTGATTAATAGTAGTAGTAGTAGGATAAGTAGCTGTAGACCAGGCAGGAGTAGTACTTGCACCTGACAATAAAACTTGATTAGCAGTAGATGTCCCGGCTAGGATAGCCCCCGCTGATGCAGTAGAATAAAAAATACCACCATTACTTGCTGTTAAGTTGGCGTTTAACCCGCCATTAGCTAACGACAAAGGAAAAGTAGGAATAGATGAAGTCGTAGCTAATGTGCCTGACGTTGGTAAAGTTACACTAGTAGCACCTGTCAATGTTAGGGTTGCTGCGTATGCGCCACTAGTTGTAAAGTTACCGCCAAGCGTGACTGTCGATGAGCCATTGTTAATTCCAGTCCCACCATACGTTGGGGAAATTATAGTGCCACCCCAAACGCCCGTACCTATAATGCCAACACTTGATAGTGATGATAGCGTAGTCACTGCTGAGTTAACCAGTGTTCCTGAAGTTGGTAGAGTAACGCTTGTAGCTCCAGTTACAGTTAACGTGGTGTTAAAAGCGCCGCTAGTTGTTAAGTTTCCCCCAAGTGTTATGGTGGATGCACCGTTATTTACGCCTGTGCCGCCATAAGTGCCCCCAACAACACCACCGTTCCAAGTTCCTGTGCCTATTGTGCCAAGAGTTGTAATGCTGCTTTGCCCTACGTAATTAGCGTCTATATCAATAACGGGAGTTGTGCCGCCTGTAGAGGTTATTCTATTTAACGTACCACCAACGCTTACTACGCCGGTTGAAGCAGTCGTAAACGGAGCCCAAGTAGAACCGTCTGCCGTACCTTCGAATACCGCAGTCTGCGTGTTAAATCTCATCGTGCCAGCGGCTCCAGCCTTGGCTGCTGTATTGCCTTGTGGTAAAGTTACACCGGCAGTTCCTGGCAATACAGCATTGCTTGCTAATCCTATTGTAACGTTCCCGGTTGCGCTAGATACTGTAGTTTGATTGGCAGTTGCGATGTTGCTAAGTACGCCGCTTCCCGCACCGGTTGCTTGCCAAGTAGGTGCACTTCCTGCGCCATTACTTGTTAATACCTGTCCTGATGTGCCACTGCTACTAACAGTTCCTACAGCACTTGTGCCGTTCCCTAATAAAACTTCATATTGAGCAAGAGAAACTGCCCCAGTTCCTCCGTTAGCAACAGCAATAGTAGAACCAGCCCAAGTTCCTGTAGTTATAGTGCCAAGTGTAGTAATACTTGTCTGCCCTATATATGTTGAGTCAATATCTACAATAACACTCCCAGTAGTTGGTGAGCAGGTAATAAATCCACCCGTTCCTGCAACACTCGTAACACCAGTAGATGATGATTCAAAAGTATCCCAGGTGGTGCCATCTGCAGTACCTTCAAAAACTCCGGATTGGGTATTAAACCTCATTGTTCCGGCCGCACCAGCACGAGCCGCAGTATTACCTTGTGGTAAAGTAACACCTGCCAGTCCAGGTAAAGATGGATTATTTGTTACGCCAATTGTGATCGCACCTGTTGCACTAGTAATTGTTAATGCTTTTCCTTGGGTTAAAGTAGCAGCGACTGGATCGCCGGCTGTTGTTCCAATTAATAATTGGCCTGCGGCTAATGCAATAGGATTAAAAGGGCTTGCTCCTTCGGCAATTAATATTCCGTGTGCAGTTGGGCTAACGAGACCAGATCCCCCTTGAGATGTAACTAACGGCAGAGATGGTATCCCAGCAACTGTAGCTAGTGTGCCTGAAAGAGGAAAAGTAAGATCGGTAATACCAGTAAAATTAAATGTGACCGGATAAGCACCAGTAGTCGTTAAGCTGTCTGCTAAAGTAATAGTAGAGGCACCATTGTTTACTCCAGTTCCTCCGAACGCAGCTCCTAATGGCTCAATCATATAAGTTATCGTTCCAAGCTCAGTAATGCCTTGTTGAACAGCAGACGGTAAAGTTCCTGAAATGCTAGGCACTCCATCTATGTTAGTAACAAGCACGCTATCAGCAGCAGTAGCTAACCCTGTTATAGTGTTATTTGCAGAAGAATATAAAAGTTGATTTGCAGTCGTTGTTGCAGGATATGTAGCGGTTGACCATGATGGTGCCGTAGACGAGCCTGATAACAACACTTTATCTGCGGTTGCAATTCCAGACAATATGGCGGTAGCTGTAGCGGTTGAATAAAATATGCCGCCATTAGAAGCGGTAAGGTTAGCATTTGTTCCTCCATAGGCTAAACTAATAACAGAGCCCTCAAATACTCCTGTTGTAATTGTACCAAGTGTAGTAATACTAGTTTGCCCAACATAATTTGGATCTATACTAATTACTGGGTTTTGCCCTCCAGTACAGGAAATTTTATTAAGAGTTCCTGTAACCGTTAACACCCCAACCCCTACAGTTGTAGCTAGAACTCCACTTGTTGGAAACGTTATACTAGTAGTTCCCGTCATATTAAAGGTAGAATTATAAGCACCTGTTGTTGTTAAACTACCGCCAAGAGTAATCGTTCCAGTATTGTTAATGCCAGTCCCACCGAATTGTTGATTTAAAGGAGCACCAATAGATGCAATAGCTCCAAGCTCGGTAATATTTTGTTGTACCAACAATGGAATAGTAGCTTGAAAGCTTGGGATCCCACCAGCATTTGTAACTAATATTGCATTTGTAGCTGTTCCTAACCCTACTAATTGGGTTGCAGATGATGCATATATTAATTGGTTAGCAGCAAATGCGGCATTGAGCGCGTTACTTATTGTCATAAATTAATCCCTTAATAAATTAAGTTACCACCCAATTTCCTTGTGGTGCGCCTAAAAGTGTAAAGTTATTATTAGTAACGCTGCATACTAAAGTTAGGGAATCACCAATATTAGATGATGCAACAGAACCACCAGCACCTAAAGTTGATGCAATGTTACCGAATTGAATTTGTTGTCCTGCATTTTGTGCTATCGTAACGGTGAAAGTCGAGAGGTTTATAATTTGTAAGACTTGCCCAACAACTGCAACGGTAGGAAGTGTATAAATAGCATTGGCAGTGTTTGCTAGAAAATAGCCATTATTAATAACCAAAACTTGTCCAACAGCTAAAGTAGCCCAAGGAAGAGCTGCAAATGCTTGAGCATTAAATATGGTATTAGCACCATTTCTTAAGCCGACAACAGTATCACCAGATTCGGCGACCGTTGTAACAGGATTAAATTGACTAAATTTTGTAGACATTTATTACTCCTGTATAGCGTAAAATGCAACAGTAATGCTTGGTGTCCCACTTGAAATAAAATGTATTACATCGGTTGATTTAACCATCTTAGCAGTTGGATTAAGCTCTGCTGTTGTTGCTGCAAAAGTATTACCAGCTGGAACAGTGGCGGTTGCGTTAAGAGCAACAAATACATTAGCAGCATTAGAGTATGAAAATACAGCCATAAATTTATTAAAGGTTGTGGCTGTTGGAGCTCCTACGGCAGCAGTCAATGGAACTGCAACTGTAGTATCAGTACTTGCTGTTAGTGTTACAGAATAAATAGTGTTACAAAATGGCAAACCAAATCCATTTACACCACTTTTAGTCTTATCTACATTATAATTTGTTGCCATTAAAATTCTCCTAAATTAATTAAATTATTCCTAAACGAGCATCTGCCACCCAATGCAAGATCCTTATGTTTCCAAGATTTCCCCCAAAATTAGTAGCTGTTGTTATACAAACAAATTTAGGCGTAGCATTTAAAACAGCAGTGCTTGACTCATCAGCAGATTGAGTTAAATTATAAGCTTGTGCATTATTATTTATTGGGTTGTATGTAGTTACAGTTGGCACGACCCTCATACCAGTTTCAAACTCCAAAGGAAACCCAATACCAACTCCATTTAAATTATTAACAGGGAAATAATACTCGCCTGTGCCAACGCCTAATGCGGTTGCCGGAACGATACTGTTGGAAAATGATTTCCTATAGTAGTATAAACAGTCTTGCATGACGGATATTACTGATTGTGGTGCTGGCCTTGTAGGTATATCTCCCGGCACAACGCTTGCGGAATTAATCGAGATAGTATCCGCCGCTGTCATTGCCCCAAAACCCACTACAATTGCAAAAAAATTAGCAGTTTGAGTAGCTGCTACTCCTTTCATATCCCAACCGCTAAAACCATTAAAATTAAAATTAGTAGTGGCATTAGCCTTTATGGTAAATTGAGCATTTCCTAAATCACTTCGTGGAACCTCGACCCATGTGCCGTTTAAAGTGGCAGGATGTCCATTAGCGTCTAGTGTGGCGACAACAGAATTATTAGTGCCAGCTACTACGCTTGGTAAAGAAGCATCAGTGCAATACCATAACGATATTGTTGCGGTTATTCCAGCTAAATTAGAGGTTTTGCTTTCAATGGCACAAGACATCTTTGAATTCAACATTTCTCGTGCCTTAGTTGAATCTAAATATTGGACTATTGCAGGTTGAACAGCAGCAGCAGCGGTTAATACTAATTCACCATTACCACCACGATTAACGCTAACGCCACTATTGGCCGATTGAAATACTATTGTTTGATCCCAGGCATAAAAAGATTTGTTAGCACCAACTGCTTGAACTGCAACAGTCGTTCCTAAAAATTGGGAAGGATTTAAGGGGAAATCCCACCCACATAAATAGCTTGAAATAGGCTTATATTCTAATGCAGGAATATTAGCCTCTTCTACTTGCTGGTTAACTGGGATTTGATCAAAAATAACATTGGTTAGATCTGTTTCTAAACCAGCAACTTGAACGTTAGATAAAGTAGTAGTAGCTGCAATTGGTAATGTTATAATTATATCAACATACCCCACATCAGCATTGTCAGTATTACTTGCTGCGGCCAATTGAACCGTGTTTGTAAATTCTTGATAAGTACCCAACACATTGTTAGCGGTAAGCAACGCTTGGGGCGCACCAACTGATGGTGCATATTGCATTGTCACAGAACTAAGAGGTGCTAATAAAATAGATGTTGCAATGTAACCGTTTGTGCCTCCTGGCTGAGGAGACCAAATGTTAGGGTTATGGTATAGCCTTTGGAAAAGGGTTAATCCTGTAACGTTAGCACTTGGTGTTACTGTTAAAGTATAAGGCGGGTTGCCCGGGTAAGCCGAAGATCCTGCTATTGAATTTCTAGTAACTGTTACGCTACCAGCCCCTAGCGTTGTTAAATTTAACGTCCAACGTTGCCCTATTACCGTGCTAACTGTTCCTGTTACTGGAGAGGTTATGATTAACGGGGTTGGAGGGCTAAACGATACGTTTGCAAACTGAGGGTTAATCAAGCCATTGCTAATATTAGCTTGTGTTAGGGATTCGCTTTCGTTGGTTACTATATTAGGCCATGCCTCTCTAGTAAACTGTTCTGTTCCCATTGAATTAGTAACAGTAATATAATAAAGCTGTACGTTTGCGTCTGGTAACTGTGAATCGTAAGGAAAATAGTAAACAGCAATATTGTTGCCTGCTGCATCCTGAAATGTTCCAGCGTTGCTTAAAATAATAGGATTAGGCAATGCCGTATAAGTGTAATTAGGCGGTGCGCCAGATAGCTCATATACAAGTTTTGGCACAGTTCTTGCATCATCTTGCCAGAAAGAGACAACCCCATTAGATAAGGGTGCGCCCGAATCTTTGTCTACCAAATATGGAGACAAATCAATAGCCGTTATATATCTAGGGTCGAGAGCCATATTTAGAATCCTTTCTTTGCTGTGGCATCCGTTGCTTTGCAGTTTTTAGTATAGTAAAATTTAAGAATATAACTACTATAAATTTGCATGGGGATATACAATAAATGACTAATACAGCGTGGCAATACTATAAAGATTTAAAGGCTGGCGGAGTGCCAGAAGAACAGGCAGTTGCAGAAACGGATGCTTTAAATGTGGCAGTACAAGGCTTGGATAACAAAATTGATCAAGTTAAAGACGAATTAAAAGCCGATATAAAAGATGTAAAGGCCGAGATTAAAGCATTGAGAACCGAATTAAAAGCCGATATAAAAGATGTTAAAAGTAGCACTAACAAAATATTCTATACCATGATTAGTGCGATGCTTGTGTTTATTGTAAAAACAGTTGTAATGTTTTGTATACATGGAAGATAAAACCCTTGACCTACCCATCGGCTTAAGGTATAGTTAATTGGTAAACTAATTGGGGGATGTGCAAGTGGCCAGTATAGATACATTGCAAGCATATGAAAATTTAGTTGCTTCTGGGATTCCAGAACAACAAGCAAAGGCGCAAGTTCATTTATTAAATGGATCGCTGAGCGATTTAGCAACTAAAGATGACTTAAAGATGCTAGAAAAAGATTTAAAATACTTTTTTATAAATTCTTTTGTGGGATTTATATATGCCCCAGTTATTGTGGGAATTATAATTGCTTTAATCTTAAAATGGTTAGGAAAGTTTTAATAAAAAACAGGAGATGAAAAAATGTGTATAATATATATTATAGGATTAATTTTAAGTGCCCTAGTGGTTGGCTGGGGGTTTACAGATGATTAGAATATTATTATTTATCTTTAAACAACTGATAGCCAAATCCCCCAACACTACCAATTCCAAGCGCACTAGCGCCTCTTTTTAAATATTTTGGCAATAGCTGGTTCACCTCGATCTCTGGATATTTATTTCCAAAATGCGCCCTAAAGGTACTATCGCCATGAGCTTTCTTGAGAAAATCCTCTGCCGTTAATGTAGGAATTCCTATTGATTTTTTTCCTTTAGTTATACCTAAGTAATTTTTAATCAATGGATGATTATATTTAAGCACCTTGTCTGCATAAGTTTTATTTACTTCCTTAAACATCCCAAGCTCTGAGTGTAAACCAGCTTCTTTTAATGCTTTCGATATGGCGCTTTGAACTTTAATCCTTCCTTTTTTTAGCTTATTTAATTGGTTTGATACTTTGGTGGTTTGCCGCAATCCTTCTAATCGGCCAATAGCATCATCTAAATCTTTTTTTACATTATGAGCATTCCCAAAACTTTGATCGCCAGGAGTTATAGATTTTAATTTATTGCCATTTGGTAATATTATTTTTGATTCTTTAACTTTAGGCAACGCTTTTTTAAGCGTTTCTTTTTCAGCAGAATTCATAGCACTTAACAAGCCTTTAGATTTTATTTTAGATAAATCTACTTTAACTTTGGCTTTGTCGGCAGCACTTATTACTCGGTCATACACTTCAGTAGCAGCATCTTTAGCAGCATCCCTATCGACTTTAGCTATTTTGTCGGCCAATTCTTTAGCACCACCTTTAGGAAAAGCTTTAGGAAGATTTGCTGCCCACTTACCAAGTTTTAATAGTTGTTTTCCACCATATTGAAGTCCACTAAAAACTCCCCCAGCAATTGCTCCACCTGCGGCTTTTTTCCCTGAATTTTCTAATCTAGATTCGCCTTCATTAACATAATCTGTTGCCCCCTCAAGACCACCTGTTAATCCACCAGTAACTATATTTTTTGCTAAATTACTATTTAATAGCCATTTTGGAATACCTGCGAGTGCCTTGGTGGGTATGTTTCCTGCTAATGCCCCTACAGGTTTTTTAAGTGCTATAGCCGCTAATATATCTCTATTAACTTTACCTATAAGTTCTCCTCCATTTGTTATAAGAGGATAGTCTTCTCCAGCTAATTTAAGACTTGATTCTCGTTCCCTTGCTTTTTCTTTAGACCAATCGGATACACCTTGTCCTAAATAACCGCTTTCTAATAAAGGCTGTAATGCTCCGTGTACTGGTGCTTCGTAAACTGCTCTTTGGCTGGTTAGACCAGCCAATAACGCTTTTACGAATGGATTACCAACAGAATCATTATTTGTTTGTGGCATCGGAGCGCTTTCAGGCTTGATATCTTCGCCGATTGATGTCTCGCGATGAGGCTCTTGGGATTCTAACCCCCTTCTTCTATTCCTTTCTGCTATAGCCTGCTCTTTAGTTACAGATGAATAGCTGCGTGCACCAGACGATAAATTGCGTCTTCTCTCCCTTTCTGCTATAGCCTGTTCTTTAGTTATGCCCATTTAATTACTCCCTATTTATCAGGACCATCTGCTATGGCGTCTATTTCTGCATCGGACATGGAAGATAGCTCTTTCTCATTACTACTATTGCTTTCTGGCCTAAAGTCATCGTAATCGTCATATACTGGAAAACGATAATCTAATCCTTCCTTAGTCTTTTTCTTCCATGCATCGGCATAGGCGTTTTCTTCTAATAGTGAGTCAATAATCATTTGATTAGTTGCGTCAGTATTTAAAGGATTAACTTTTGCTGATTGCATAATTTTAGCTAAAAAGTCAGTTACACCTCTTTTTCCTACAGCGCCACCGCCTAATGAATTCATATACCTAAGTAGAGCGCTGTTACCTAATTTTTGTGCCTTATTAAGGGCATCAAGACCTTTTTTATCTCCGTTAAACTTCCGCCATACTTGAGAGATAATCCCTGGCTCTTTTTGCAAAAGTATATTATTGAATGCCTCACTCATATTAGGATGCTCTTTCATTAACTTTTTAAACTCTTTTAATTCTTTGCCCATTTGCATGAGGTTTTCGGCTTTAACAAGATTATCTTTCATACGTTTTGTCGTATCATGCTGCTCAGCTTTAGGCAGCTTATCCAAAGATCCAGGAATATATTTTCCGTATTTTGATGCATCCGTAAGTTTATTGTTTTCAGCAGCAGCTTGACTGTTTGCATGATTTGCGTGCGCCTGATTTAACCCAATCTTAGATTCAATCTCCCTATTATAATTTTCAGCCTGGTTTTGTCGTAACATAGCAGTAAACTTTTCCATATCAGGAGCATATTGAGCCTTAGCGCCTTGGATAGAATTTTGGTGACGCGTACCCTCATTCTCTAAACCACGTCTTTCGCCAGCATGTTGAGCTTCACGCATTTTTAATAAGCCAGAGAACATATCATCTTTAAAATCGATAGGATCAATGGCAGCAAAATTAATAGGTGTAATAGGCATAATTATCCTCCAAAAAGTGCGCCAAGAGAGCTAAACATGTCAGTAAGTCTACCGTTAGCAGCATCAAGGCCGCCTTGGTTTTTCGAACTTAGTAAATCACCAAATAAACCCATCCTGCTGTTTCTTTTATTAGCTTGATCTAACCTTCTTTGACGTTCACCCTCAAATCTAAATCCTGCTTGTTGTCCTAAATTAGTTCCCAATATACTTGCTAAATCATGTGCAGCATCGCCGCCTCTTCCGGCCTCCCCTGCTAATACTCTTTCGCGCCCAGCCAATCTTCTTTCTTCACCTTCTAAGCCAGACTTTTGAATATTCAAAACATTGGATAAATACTCTGCCATATCAGAGCCAAGTAAATCTTTAATTGTTTCAGCTTGGTTTGCTTGATCATACTGGGTTCCAGAAAAACCACCAGATGCCGCACTATTTCTAGTAGCCCCTAGCATTTGATTTTGTTTGTAATTGTAACCCCTAGATGGCTCGTAATCTTTCATTAAGTTATTCATAAAAGCTGTAGGATCACGTCCCATTTGGCTATATTCTGCTGGAAATTGAGTTGGGTTAGTAGTAGAGGTATTACTATATTGATCTAAAAGACTGTTATAAGCTTTTCTTCCTTCTTCGGTGTAGGGGTTTAAATAGCTTCTAGCCATACCTGGAATTTGGTTTAAATATTCCATGCCAGCCCCATAATTGCCACCACCGCCTCCTCCGCTACCACCAAAGCCGCTCATAGCGCCCATTAAGCCACCAATCGGACCACCTGTCAGGTAACCCATGCCAGCTCCCATAAGAGGCTTAGTTACGCCTTTAAACATCTTTCCTACGCTTTTAAAAAATCCCATTATCTATGCTCCTTATGGATATGAAGTAGTTGTAAATTTTACTAAACTACCGTTAACTTTTCCAACAAATATAGGCGGCGTACTGTCGGTTACATACCAAAGCGTACCATCTGGCATCTGTGATGATATTATAGCTAAGTTTGCCATCGTTATCTCTGGTACAACCCAACCATTGTTACTTAAATTATCCCTTAAAGTTTGATTTAATTCTTGGTTATAATTTTCTTGATTGTCATTTTGTATGTATGTTGGTAAGTCCATTAATACAACTCCACCATTCCGTTATTAGCTACAAAACGGCTTAATCCCCAAAATCTTAATTTTAAAGTTAAACTATTACATGCTCCTAAATTTTCCCAGTTAAGAATGTTCTGACGTATTCCTATAGGGTTTAAATTTCTAGAGACGGTATTGCTCCAGGATACACCGCTGTCTCTTGAGACCGTTAAATCAACCCTAGGTTGATATGGGATCGTAAGTGATGCTATATCACTAGAATCCTCATCTGCCATTTGTTGTCCAGCCTCAGTGTATATAGTATCGTCAGGTGGAGTAAATAAATCCTCAGTTATTAGTAAATCCTGTCCAGGGCTATTTATTGATAATCCTGTAACATTTTTATCGTTGCCTTGTTCAATTGTAAACACAAAACTGTTTGGCCTGAATTGACTACTATCATCTTCCCTAATAGTATCACAAATTCTAATCCTTTGGATCTCATATATTTGAGTTGGATCTGAAATCATAGTCGGTAAATTTTCATTATATGTAGTTAAATCCGTTGATGATAAATAAATAGCAGCATTATTTAATGAAACAAAATAAGTGTTGCCATTAAAGTAGGCATAATTTTTAGCTGGATGATAATCTAATGCGTAATCACTAAGATTAAAAAACATTTCTGTATTAAAATCATAAAGAATGGTTAAATTATCAGCTGGATTATAAAATGTTAATTGATAAAATAAATGACCATCTTGTCTATAAAACATGGCCGTTGATTCAGCTACATATTTAATGTGGGATAATTGGTGATCAATACCATCTGTTGATATTGGCTTAAATCCTTGTCCAGTATACACCATAATAGTTGGTGCATTATTTTCATTAATAGCGAGCCACGCTACATATCTATCTGAGGTTGCAATGGTTGAAATCGAGGCACAACCATAATCAATGTTTATGGTGTTATTACGTCTATAATTTTGAAGGCCGCCAATTTGTGTCCATATCTCACAAACTGATGTACCCATAACTAAAACGTTAGCGCCTTGCCCTGGCAGCCTTACTATAGCTAATGCATAATCAGGTTTAGTTTGTAAGGCAAATTGTCCAGGAGTTGCTTGTATTATTGTGGTTGGTGTACTGTATTTATAAGCATACCAAGCTGAGCCATTACTAGTTCTGTCAGCATTTCCAAAAAGGAAATAGGTATTATGATACTCTACATAATTTGGGATAAGGTTACCTAATCCAGTTTGAACCGTTAAACTGGTGCCTGGCAGGGAATAATTATAGATGTAAGCATTTAACCCATCTACAATACAAATCTGTGAGTTTAAATTTTCATCTATATATACAACACCTCTTTCAGTTCCCAACATTCCTACAAAAGTAGGTACAAGGTGCTCGTTTAATGAATAAACAAAACTGTCTACTACTATGATCAAAATGTTACCACGAATACTAGTAAAAATAGCACGGCCTAATCCATCCGGAAGTAATTCATAAACTTTTTGATACCCAGCGGTGTTAACTAGCCATTCGTCAGAAACAAACATGTTGTATGTTTTTTCACTTGAGATTTTCTTATATCTACCGAAGGTTGAACCTCCCACTACATTTACGGGCTCTTGTTTGGCGTTGGGTGTTTGTCTCATTTATGGAGTATCCCTTAATTAATTGGTAGTCCAGCCCTTTCCAAGATTTACTTGCGCGTAATTGATCGAGTTGCCCGAATTAAAAGTAGAAGTTTTATTAATCCTTAAATCCATTGGGCTTGAACGCTTGGAGATCATTTGTTGATATTGTAGTAGTTGTTTAGTTAATGATGGGGAAGGTGCGAAATTGTATGCTGTACACAATCTGTCGGCTAAACGGTATTGTAAATAATTAATATAATACTGATCAAGTATTAACGATAAGTCTTGATTAATAGTTACTGTTTGCAATCTAAAGCGCCCTGTTAATTGCATTGGGTAAGCAGTGTCCGGAAAGAAATAGATAAATAAATTACAGCCACCTAAACAACGCTCGCAATGCCAATTATAAGGCAATGATTCAACATTTTCTGCGCGTGCTGCACCAAAATACAAATCTTGAGATTCTTTTCTCATTTGATACCGAATGGTATTAATAAAGAATGTTAAAGTTTCAGGATCAGATAGGTTTGGAATAAAATACATTTCTTGGCCAGGTACTGCATTAAAGTCATATGATGTCGTAAAATAAGGGATCATATCTTCTTCAATTGCAGTATCAGACAAGATTTCGTTTAGTTTTAAAAAGCCTGTTTGCTCCTGGTCTCCTGCCACTTGCTGAAAATTTCTTGAGACGATCCCTGAGGTATAAAACGCCTCGCTAATCAGCAGTGTGACAGGGTAAGCCATGGACAAGTGCTCCTTATAATTGATCTACATAGCCAAATACAGAAACTGCTATCGCAGCAGAACCATTTGAAACTAAGTAATCAACACCAGTTGTGCTTGTTATAGTTGTACAAGGACAAACTAAAGATGTACTAGTAACGGTACTAGCAGGTGAGGACATATTAACCTGGCCAGCCGCTGAACTTGAGCCACTAGCTTTAAAAGCAGCAGTACGAGTTGCGCCAGCGTCAGCTGTTAAAACTGCCTCTAGTATTACAGAACTTGCAGTGCTTGGTACCATTGCTGAAACGTTAACTAAAGCAAAAGTAGTAGATGCACCAGCTGTTACAGCAGTTGCAACGGCAGCCGCATACCACATAGTGCGACCAGCTTGGCTAAAGTCTAGAATTGCAGCAGCGCCGCTTGTTAGAACAGCTCCAATACGGCGGAACATATCATAACCAGCAGGTAATGTTGGAGCGCTAAAGCTAGTTGATAAAAGGCCAGCCGTAGCGTTAAATCCAGTAGAATCGCCGATTACATAAACCGCATATAAAGTGCTATTGGCTAATGCGCCAACGTCTAATCCGTTAGCTCCGTTAGCAGATGCCACAATAGTTGCAGCGCTTGATAACACAATGTCGTTAACATTGGTTGAATCACGAAACTGTCCGGAGGCAATTGTAATACTAGTGCCGCTTACAAATGAAAGCGCACCACCTTGGACATAAAGGTTACCAAGGTTAACCATAGGGTAGTTAGGTTGTATTGTCATAACATTCTTCCTTTTAAATAAGGGGCATGGCTGCCCCTATTGTTAATCATCAGGTTATAGAGGAAATACCAAAGCCATCGAATATTCTGGTACTAGCGTACTTCCCCATATTGCATCATGGATCATCCCCATCTGATTTTGTCCAAATAGATTTCCGTAATACATACGCATTGATACACCTGTTTCTGGATCGTTTTCGTTTCCTGTAGGGAACGGTACTTGATCAGGCAATCTTGGCATTGCTAAGAACAATGGATCGCCAGCTGTTATCAGCCCAGACCTGTGACTTGGTAATACAGAAACCTGCATACCAGGTAATATTTGGGTATTTAAGTTTTGAGCATTAGTTTGAGATGCTTGTAATGCTGGGAAGATATTAACAGTTACTTGCGATCCATTGGTGGATGCAGCAGCTGCGGTAGCTTGGAATTGAACTGGGTTAGCGGATACTTTATGCCCAATAAAAGTTCTGTAACGTAAGTTGGTATATCCAGCTACGCCATCGTTAAATTGGAATTTATCGTATTGAGCAACAGAGTTAGCATCATTTGCAGCATGAGTACCACTAAAGGTAATAGCTGTTACAGCGCCGTTAGCATCTAACGTAGTAGAAACTACAGTTAAAGTGCTTCCTTGTTGTCCTTCAGTTCCTGCTATATGAATTGGCAATAAGTTAGATTGGTACCAATCGCAATTAGAGAACTCCCCTAATTCCCAACTGTTCGCAATCTTGTTATTACGATCCATTGCAAATTGGCTTAATCCAGTACCAACGATGTTAGGTACAACGGTGTCACCAATATATGCTTTGGCGCGGCCATTAGCTGAACCATAGTTACGGTATAATGCTAATGCATTAGCTAATTGGGTATAGCTGTTAATTGGGTTAACGCCATCACCAAAGAATCTATAAGTATTAGTTACACAATTTTGTGCAACGTTAGCTTCGATTTGTGCGCCAATTTCTTGAACAGCAGCTTTACCGAAACGTCCCATGTATTCCTCAACATTGAATATAAATTGTTGAGATGTAAATGTATAGCTAGTTGAAACTGATTGATCGCAAACCAAAGTTTGTATTCTTTGATCGGCTGGTTGAAAAGTTGCAACTAAAGAGTTAGTAGTAGTCATTCTAGGAGGTAAATCAAAGCCTACTGAATCCCCTAAGTTTCCGACCAATTTTTCAAAGTTCTTAAACTTGGTGTTTGCAGTAGATATAAAACAATTTAAGTTTTGTAGAAAGGCAAGTGAAGACATTTGGTATGTTTGCACTTGTTGTAAAATATTTGTTGGTCCTGCCATGTTAAATTTTCCCTTTATCTAGCGTTAATCTAGGTAGGGATATGGCAATGTAGTTAGAGGTTAACGATCCTTTAGCCTTTCAACCAAGGGGCGTTCTTAAAATCCTTCAACGTCATCTTGCCGCTATCCATACCGACCGAAGAAGATTTAAGTTTTGATAAAGGAGGAGGGGCACTAACATTGTTGGTTTTTGCTTCTAGATTATTGGCTATCGATTTCGATAACCTTTCTAGCTGTTTTGTCGCTAATTTAGGCGAGGTCTTAGCTAGTCCATCTATCTCTAACAGCTTTGATGGGTTATTAGCCAGCTCATACATAATCTCTGGCGTATTCTCCATTTGCGCTGCAAGCATTACCGCATTGGGAAATTTATCAGGTTCAAAATCACCCATGACTTCGTTAAAGTCTTCAAATAACTGAGAGCCTTTACCCATTTTAAGGTAGTACTGATCAGCAATTGTCTTTAACTCATCTTCCTGAGTTTTTCTTTCAACCTCATCACGATGCTTTTGTAAATCCTGCATGAACTGTTCGTATACTTGCTGCTTAATAGCAGTAGCATCTATTTCGCCTTTTGACGCTGGTTTCCCAGCAGCCTCAGCACGAACCTTTTCAAGTTCAGCTTGATATTCCGCTTGCGCCTGTTGACGCGCGCGTTCAGCAGCATGAGCCTTTTCCCGTTTAACAATGTCATTCACCTGGCTAGTAGTCAGTGTCTTTTCAGTGCCACTGTCACTAACTGGCGCTTCGATCCCTGAAGCTTCTATATCATCCATAAACCCACTATTTCCCCGTGACGGTAAAATAACCTCATGCGCTGAGTTCGCGACCATTTATACCCGATGGCTCGGTAGTAACCTAAGTTTCTACATCCTGTATAAACCTAGTAATTTAACTTTAGTTTAATTTCTGAATTTGCGCAATGTTTGCACAGGATTTTGGGAATATCAGACTTATTTAGGGCGTGTCAATAACAAAGTGTTCTTTTTATTGGCGAGCATCAAACCTAGGTAGTTCCTCTACTAACACTTGTAAAACCCGTACGGATTGTAGTATAGTTGGGATTGCTATTGTGGAGGTTTTATATGACAATTTTAAGCGTAAGTGCTGCAAGACAAAATTTATATAGTTTGGTTAATGAAATATCTGATGGGCATAAACCGATTTATATTAAAGGCAAAAAAAGCAATGCCGTATTGGTATCCGAACAAGAATGGAATAGCGTAAAAGAAACAGCATATCTTATGAGCAGCCCCTATAATGCTTTGGCTTTGATGAAATCAATTAAAGAAATAGAAAAAAATACACGCAAGAAAAAATCTAAAAAATGCCTAGCATAATTTGCTTTAAAAGTATACGGCGAAAAAACGACCAAAAACTCCTCTTTTTTGATCCAATTTTTTATGTGCAAAAAGAGGTATATCTTTTGCTATAGCTTTGGTATACTTTGGTATACATGTTATACGGGGCGATACATTATGCTTGCTATTAGAATTTCAGAAGATTTAGAACAACGCTTAACTAGACTGTCCGAAAAAACAGGTCGCACTAAAAGCTATTATGCTAGAAAAGCCATCCAAGAATTTATAGAAGATAGGGAAGATTATTTATTGGCAATTAGCGTGCTAGAACAAAAGAACCCTACTATATCTTTGGATGAATGGAGCAAAAAGAATGGTTTGGATGATTGAATTAGACAAAAAGGCCGTGAAACAATTGGACAAATTAGGGAAGCCAGCACAAAAACAAATAAGGGACTTTTTAGCGAATAAAATTAGGAGACTTAGTAACCCTCGCAGACTAGGTAAGCCCCTAAGTGGAACCCACAAAGGATTATGGAGCTATAGAACTGGGGTATATAGAGTTGTGTGTGAGATAAAAGACAGTACGTTAGTAGTAATTGTGGTTAATGTTGGACATAGAAAAAGCGTATATAGTTAATCTCTCCGCCCATCATATCTTGGTAATTCCTCTATTTCTTCTATAGACAAGCCCAAGCATTTACTTATTATCTCTGGGCTTACGCCAGCATTTAATAAGTTAATGGCAATTTCTCTAGCTTTTTCAATTTTCGCTTCTAAAATAATTAAAACCTCGTACGTTATAAAATCTGCTTCCGTATAATGTTCTTTATTCATTCTTATATAGTAGGCGCATAATGAATGATAAAAAATAGCATATACACTAATAATTTATGTTAGTGTATATGCGCTTAATACTATATTCTAAGCTTTTTTTTAGCTGGCGAATTAGGAGCGTCAACTACACTAGCTACCGTAGATACAGCGCTTTCCACGCCCTCAACAATAGGTAATGCTTCTGGAGCAACAACACCAACTACAGTGTTAACAACAGGCTCAACAGCTTCTACAGTTGAAACAGCGGCCGCAACTTCCGGTTGAATATTAGAAACTGCGCTAGCAACATCGGATTCAATCTTAGGGGCTTCGGCTTCCACATGATGTCCAATGGCATCTATTTTAGCATGGAAATTAGCCATGGCTTCGTGTAATTCGGCTTTAAGTTTATTTAATACAGTCGTAATGCTTTTAGGTTGATTATCAGTAGGCATCGTAACTCTCCTTGTTTGTTAAAATTTATGGTGAACCAGGTTTATATTTAGGCGATGGCGGTAATTCTATAGTACGCCAATATTCAACTGAAGATTCTCGGTGAAATTCGGCAAGTTCAGCCTCAGTAGGCGCATAATCTGAAAGGATAACGCAATCTTCTGCAATTTCGATTACCTTTTCATCTTCGGATTTTTCTGTTATTACAGGTACCGATTCATCTTCGTTTTTCATTTCTTTTTCTTTACCTTAAGAACTTTGTTAGCCTTAGCATCTATCTTTTCTTCTGTTTCTTTAGATATTTTACCCTTATGCTCCATCTCAGATGCACGAGCCTTAGCATTGGCAGCGTGAGATTTGTCAGGCACTGGAAACTTACGTGATTTGGGTAATGCAAACTCTTTTGGTTTTAATTTCTTTCTGGCGTTAGTTGTTAGTTTTGACATTTTATTAATCCTTTAAAAATAGTTTACTTCTTTCTTCTTCAAATTTAGCGTCAGCTAAAAGATTCTTATAACCTGAATCTTGATTCAACTCAAGAACCTCATATTGCTCCAAAGTAATCAGAGGCAGCGGCTTTAATGGCGGAAAGGTATGTGATTTAGTTGTCATTCGCTATCCTTTTAATCGCAATATCCATATATTCCTGTTGCTTTTCAATTCCTATGAACCTAAATCCCTCTAGCTTAGCAGCAATTCCAGTTGAACCGCTGCCCATAAACGGATCGAGTATAACGCCATTAGGCGGTGTAACTAGTCTACATAAGTATTGCATTAATTTAATTGGTTTTACAGTGGGATGATTGTTATGTTGGCCTCTTTCTGCGGACGACGCTTTAGCACAATAGAAAAAGCGGGACGGCGAACCTAAACTTGCTTCTACCTCTTCGCTACCATCGTGGATAAAGTTTGCTGGAAAACGGCCTGACACGGTCGATTTAAATTGCCTTGACACCCAATTATCATCGTGCATAACCCCTAAAGTTTTCATACTTTGATACGTTCTAGTTTCTGTTCCAACCCGACACCCATCGATATTAATCCCGCCAGTACCATGTTTTAGCACGTTACTTGCTATATTCTTTTCGCTTAGTGGTTTTCTTGCCACAATTATTGGCTCGTGTGCTGGTTTTAATTGAGAACCCCAGCCATCCCACTTTTTGGCATCGTATGTTGGCGGCGTGGTTATGTTAATATCAATCCTTTCTTTAAGCTTGCTTTTTTCACTGCCAAACCCAGCGTTCCCCTTTATATCTTGGCTACTTTTTAAAACGCCTATAACCTCTCTTTCAGCACCAGCCATCTTATCGATAGCCTTGCTAACATTTAAGTTTTTAGGAAAACCGCTTCCATAAACCCACATGATTTGATCCCGAATTTCAAACCCGGCATCTTCAATTGCACAGGCCATCCTATGATAAGTGCGGCTACCGCCGAACGCTAATAAATGGCCACCTGGCTTTAATACCTCTAGGCATAGTTTCCATAACTCGACATCATTAGCAATGCCAGACTTATCCCAGCCTTTGTTCATAAACCCAAGTTCATACGGCGGGTCAGTAACAATTGCATCTACCTGTTGACCCTTTGCAATCAAATCCCTTATCGCATCTTTACAATCCGACAAGACGCAGACATATCCCTTGTCTAACACTATTCTTCCCTATGTTTGTGGGCTATTTCTGCACTTTTAATTACATGCTCCACCGCAGTTCTAGCATTTTCGGAATCAACCTTTTCTTGCTCAATTCCAAGTTTGATTTGGTTCTGATTAATTTGCGCCATAATCTGCATAAACTTAACATCAGTTAAGGTCTTCTCATTAGCAACTTTAGCAGCTTGGATAGCTAGCTCTCCTTCTTGTTTTTGTTGTTGTTGCTGAATCTTAGCCATCTCAATTTGTTTAATGGCCTCAGTTTGCTCACGCATTGCGGTTTCTTCAGGATTGCCTTGCTGTGCTTGTTGTTGTTTTTGTTCTTCTAATTGCTTCATAAACTGAACGGCTTGAGCCTTAAGCCCCTCAATACCTCTAATGTCCATGTTATCTAGAATTGTTTCTAGCCCCATAGTATTAATAAACTCAGCAAACAATTGACTGGACTGCATCATTCTAATTATTTGATCAAGCGCTACTTGTTTTTGTACTGCGCTACTAACCCCTGCTTCAACCTTAATCTGTAAACTATTTGGGTTGTAACTAAAGTCTACGCTTTCAGGATTATTTGGGTGATTAATAATTTGGTAAGAGCGCTTACCGTCAGGCGCCTTTACTGGTAAGCTTCTAGGCGTTACATAATACTTAGGAATTAAGTCAACAACTATTTGGGCAACCCTATTTAAGCCTCTAATATAGCCCTGTAAATAAGGAATGGCCGCAGCATTAGATTGCATTGCTCCTTGCTGTATGGCGACCCCTGATATTTGCTTATCGTTAGTTCCTAATATGGAATCATACGTACCTAATATAGTTTGGGTAACCTGATCGGTCCCCATAAAAGTCATATTAACAATGTCGGGAGTAGGGGTTCGTTGAACTTCTCTTGGGGGCGGTAATGGTTGCTCTGGATTATCTTTATAAAATGCGTTATAAACCAACGTAGATGCTTGCTGTACGTTTTTATAAGCGTCCGCATAATCCTCTGGTATAGACTCAACTGCTACCATAAATTTATGTTGCACCATGTTTTCAATTTCGGCAGCAACGGTCTGTCCTGAGAAGTTTTTAAGTTGTTGCACACCTTTAGCATGATAAACAAAAGGCCTGGTCATCTGCATTGATGCATCATCTTCGTTTTCTCTAATTACCACACTATTGCCATCAATAAATACTAACGGGAAGAACTTATAGGATGTTTCTTCGTGAGACAGTACTTTATCTTCACAAACCATATAGCGATCAATTGTTTCGATAATGGTTTCTCTTTCATCTATAAGAATGGGGGCTTGTTCAATAAACCCTTGATTACCCCATAGTTTAAGGAATTCCTCATAATGTTTTTTAACAATAGTATGGCCGTTAGAAAGTTTTACGATCTTCTCTTTCTTCTTTTTCTTGCAGTAGTAATCGGCAACCAGTATGATTTCTTGATCTTGATTTAAATAGCTCCAATTAAAATCGCCTACATGGCTCGATCTTTCAAACTTCATATTGTCGGCCGAGCCTTTACCGAATTCTTCTTCAAAATCTTCTTTTGATTTAGGGATTAACTGAAAGCAGTAATTACCATCGCCCTTATGTGATTCTCTGGCTAACGGATCGAAGCCAGTTAAAGTTGGATCGAATACTCGCTCTACTTTAATATTTTGCTCAAAAGATAGCTCGTTAATGTAGCCTGTATAAACGTGGACAACACTATAACCACCAGCTAATAAGTCTGAATAAATGTTATACTCTAGTGCATCGTTGGAGGCGTCAAAGAAAATCTCTCTTAAATGCGCCTCTATTATTTCTAATGTTTGTAAAAATTCTGGGGTTAGCTCTTCAATTCGCACACCGTCGGCAGCTCTTGCCACTATTGATGGTTCTTGTTTCGCGAACTCGCCTCTTAGCCTTGAAATCATCGCTTCTAAGATGTTAAATTCTATTGCAGGTTTTTGTAGCACATCTAATTTAGTGATGTCATCGGACGATAACGAAGTCTGGAAGACAAACTTCATAAAGTCATTAAAGCGATTAACATTCTTTATAAAATATTCGTGCGCGTGCTCAATATTTTTCTTGATTTCGTTTAACTTATCCGTGTGCTTTTTAGCTACCATTTGAAATCCTTTTCTGGTGGTTGAACTACTTAGATAGATACATTCCTTATATCTAAGTTTTTAGTATAGTAAAATCTAAGGAAATAACTATAAATGGGGATAAGAATGGCACACATAGATACATTACAAGTATACAAAGAATATTTATCTGGGGGCTACACAGAAAGCCAAGCAATTACGGCTGTAAAGGCCTTGAATGCCTCATTTGACGGCGCAGCCACTAAAGAAGATTTAAATAGCCTAGAAAAAAGAATAGATTCAAAGTTTGATGCTAAGTTCGGTATGCTAGAAAAAGCCTGCATAGCAATAATTGTGCTGCTTCTGAAGGTAGCTTTTTGGTGATTCATATTTTTTCCCTATGGTTGCCTCTAGTGGCTTCAATCCGTTGATCTATCCAGTTGTCTACCTCGCTCTCAAGCCAGCCAACCGATCTGGCTGAAAGTTTTATAGGTTTAGGGAAAACACCTTTAGAGACTTTTAAATAAGATACCGAACCCTATTGTTCTTTATAATAGGGTTCATAAAGCCATAACGCATTGAAAATTAAGGAAATTAAGGTAGACTCTATTGTTTTTTGGGAGATCCTTTTTTTGCCCATTCTGGCCTAATAAAGCTAGCCATGCGCTTTGCTGTAGTTGGGTCAAATTCTTTATTACTTAACCAATCAATTACATCTTGATTCCTTGGATGCTGTTTTTCTTAGTACAGGCTCAGCTTAGATAATGTTTTATATTCTTTCATTGTACAAAAATGGATAACCAATTTCGTACAATTAAACGATGCTTTTCGTACAATAATTAAGGTTTTCGTACAATTCTTTATCGTTTTCGTATTATGGATAACAATTTTCGTTAAAGTTGTGCTATTTTCGTACAATTATTTAATTAATTTCGTACTATAAATTGTTATTTTTAAAAAATTTATTTGCACTAGAAAACTTCCTGTTCAGATTTTCTACTGACAAATTTTCTTTTTCAGGAAATTTATTTGCAATATCATCAATTAGTTTATTTTGAGTTTTATAAGGGGTAATACTATTATGTTCATCATGTCCTTTTGATATTAGCACACGTAATAAGCTGCCTATATGGTAATCATATATTTCTTTCTCCTCCACGTAGGAGCCCAGCTTTTTGAACACATCAACATTTGACTCTAATGAGTTATAAATAGCCTAGAAAAAAGAATAGATTCAAAGTTTGATTAAAGTTATGATTACAGTATAATTTATTTGATGTTCTTTATTAGCCGTTAGTAGTTCTGCAAAAACACTAACGGTAGCTTTTTGGCCTTAATTATTTTCTAGACCTCCTAATGGCTGTCAGTTTAGTATTAAAATCTTGCGCCAATGATTTAAGTATTGGTGCGCTTGGGTTTGGCTGTTCCCTAAATGCCGTAACAGGATAAGCAAAAGTTAAACAAAGCGCGTCCGCTTCGTCTGACGACCTGATTCCCCTCTTTTTCATATCTTCCTTTTTCTCCATAACCAATCTAGAGTTGGAATCAAAACTATAGCGTATACCGCATAAATCTGCATGTAAGCTGTCTACATCTGGTATTTGTACTGGGATATCCTCTAGCCAATTGGCGCACTTACCCCACATCTCAGCACGCTTATTTGAATACTTCTGGTCGTCTAAGCTTTTTGAACCAGCGTTAACCGCAACGACAGCCTCCTTGTGGCCTAATTCATTAAGCCTGTCGACAACACCAGCTCCCAATCCGCCGACATCAACAAACACCTTTAAAGGCCGATGCTGTTCAATCAATGAATGAACAATGCCAGTTACCTCCATTGTGTCTTTCTTGGTATAGCTTTGTAATCCAAATGCCACACGGCCTTGCCTAAAGATTATTGAAGTGCGATCATCACCAAATCGGGCAGGGTCAACCCCCATAATTAAAGGGCCGTATTTCTCTGCCGTTTCTTTTCTCGCTCGCATTACTATTGATGAATCGATAAATGAATTCTCGCCTTTAAGTTGGAAAGCCTCATTTGGATTGCATGGATATTCCTGGCAAAAGCTTTTCTCCCCGTCTTGACCGTTAACTGATAAATCAGTAATTTTAAATCGCCGCCAGGCTATCTGCTCTAAGGTTAACCGATAAGCTTCAATTAAGCGTAACTCTATATGATTAGGTTTAAAGTCCGGCGACGTTTGTCTTTTATATTCGTCTTGCCAGAACCATGGAACAAAGATAGCTATAAAATCAGACATGCCGCCCTCTGCTTTTTGCCACATCTGATGAAAGTAATTACCAACCCCGTTAGCGGTTGATTCCAATATGATCTCTGTTCCTGTTGCGTCTGGCACGGCTTGCAGTATACCTTTAGTATGCTCGTGAGCATTTGCCCAAAAGGCAATCTCAGAGCCATGGAATAATTGAATAGTACTGGAGCGCCCAACCGCTTTATTTTCGGCTGTTCCTAGTTTATATCCGCTATCTAACCGCCCAAAGATAAGCTCTTTAGAGTTGTTGGTGCTAATATCAGGCTGAACTAAGTTTGGGGTATTCTGATAAAACCGCTGCGCCATCTTAAATAGATTATTGGTAGCATCTAATGCATGAGTTAAGATAAAGCATTGTGTCCCCTTATTATGCGTTGTTTTATGGTAGTATCTGCCGCCAACATACGTACTGCATCCTTGTTGTCTTCCTTTCAAGATCAGTGCTCTAACTCTACCTGTTTGTCTTCTTTGATCTTCTAATCGCTCATGTATATACTGCTGCGCTTTATTTAAGACAAACGGCGCAATCTCACCTTGCTTAGTGCGGATTTTAAGACAACGCGAAGCATAATGTATAAAGTTGTCTTTTAAAAGTTGGCGTGTCTTAATCTCGTCATCAGTCATCGTATGACTTATTGTTTTTTTCGTCCATCATTTTATCATTCCATTTATACGAAGCTTTTTTCCGTAAACTCTTTATAGCGTTATCTCTAATTTGAGACGGCCTCGACCAGCTCACTCCAAACGTAGTGGCTATTTCTCTAAAAGTTAAGCCGTCTCGATAAAAAAAGTTTATTACCTGCTGCTGCTTAGTTGGTAATTGTTTAATATAATCTGGCAATTCTGTTACGGTTATAAGTACACGCCCTTCAAAGTTACCGTTAATTAGCTCTAATAATCGCTCAAAGCTATGCGAGCGCACACTATAGTTCATCTTTTATCCCTTGTTATTGGTGCTTGCTTTTGATGGGATTCGTGTTTTTTACGTATTAATTGTAATCTTTTAATATTCTCTTCTAAAGTAAAACAGCTCGCCAAACTAAAGGCCAATCGTTTTGCTTGCTCTATCTTTTTTGCTAATTTATTAAAACACTCCGCTGTATACCCACATCCTGTAAGTGGGCTTATATTTTCTAGCGTTTCCTCTATCTCATAGAGGTTTTGTACTATTTCACTTACCAAATCACTTGCATTTAATTCACTCATTCTCTTAACACTCCTTCTAACTTTTGTTTAAATTCTGCCAAAGTAATTGGCGTTACATCAATGGTGCTTGGTGTCATAAACTCGTAGAACATTACAGCTAATGCATAAAAGTCTCCTGGAGTTAGCGCATCAAATTCTTTGTTGTTTATAATAGGCGGCCAATTCGGTCCTTGCAGATCTGGTAATGGCCTCATTTCAAAAGCTCCAGCGCATCCTCATGTTTAATATTAACTGTTGATTCGCTATGAACTCTGTCGCCATAAATTTTTGGTATTAGTTTTGATGTTAACCATTTACGAGTGTCAACTCGTAGTCTTGCGTGTTGTATTTCTTCACTAGTAATTTTTGGTTCATCACAAATATCTATAATTTGTTCTGCGAATAGATCGGCCTGAATAAGTTTAGCCTGTGCGTAGCGTGCAGCAAATTCTGGGTAATTAAAGCGCCATTCCATAAGGGTTTGGCAACAAGGAAAGTCTGGATTTGAATCACACATTCTGCGCATACCATCTGTGCAAGTGGATACCTTGTGGCAAATTTTATTTGCTAATGCTTCCGTATAATTTGTTGGTCTGCCAGGAGTGTGTTTACTTTTTACGCTTAGCTTGATTGTGGGTAGTTTTGCTATCTGTTTTTTTAACTTCTCGCGATTCTTCTCTTTTTGCGTCATTGGTGACATCCTTGTCTATTGTTGGTTTAACTTCCCCATCATTTAAAGTAATGCTATCGCCACTCCATGGCTCGTCTGGGGTTTTTTCTAAGCCTGTGCCTTTACAGATGCCGCATTCACCCATTATCATCCCTAGTTTCATAATCTTTTTATTGCCGTTACAGGCTGTACATCTGCGCTTCATAATATGAACCTCCTTGTTATATTATAGTTTATTAATCATTTACAAAGCATGCCAATTATTCCGCCTAAACCAGCTATTAAAAATGCCATAATCCAACGGTGGTTAATGCTCATCTCGCTTCTAAGTAAACCAATTTCTGTTTTTAAGTCTTGTCTTGCTAAATCAAATTTAGAGTCAGTTCTAGTTTCCAGATTGGCAATATCTTGTCTTGCTAAATCAAATTTAAAGTCAGTTCTAGTTTCCAGATTGGCAATATCTTTTCTAACTAAATCAAATTTAGAGTCAGTTCTAGTTTCCAGATGTTGTAAATATTCTTTAGTTGCCAAATGACTAATAGCATTATCAAATGCCATTGCTTGATTAAATGCTTGTTCGTCTGGTATTCCTGCTTTAACTAATTCATGGTAATAAACTAATGCGTTTGATGTTGCCATATTCAATCCCCCTTTTTTATATTATCCTAAAGTACTTTAAAACGATGGCCACAATAATAGGTAATATAAATCCTACTAATAATGTGCTTCCTAAGGAATACACGAAGAAAATTTTTAAGTCTTTTTCTAGCATTTGTAATCCATTAGTAAACTCATTTTTGGTTAATAATAAATCTTCTTTGGTTACTAAATCAGAATGATAAACTCCTAAGGACTTTACCGCTGTCATTGCCTGAGCCTCAGTATAACCACCTTCTAAGTATTCTTTGTACATTTGTAATGTATCTATGTTTGCCATATTCAATCCCCCTTTTTATTATTATCTTCTTTTTTAATTCTTTCTTCCAGCCAAAATCTAGCCAAGCTAGATGGCGACATGCCCCTTTTACGTGCAAGTACGCTTAATTTATTACGCGTTATGGATGTCAATCTCACACTTAAAGGAGTTCCTAATAACTCTTTTTCTGTTTTATCCAACATTTTTATAAACTACCTCTTGACATTGTGTCGTTTTGTATTACAATGTAGTTATTATTACACAAAAACATAAAAATTACAAGAAGAGGCAAATAATGAGAACTTATACTATCAATACAGAATATGTCCAAGAGCGTCCGTTTTTTAACTGGATAGCCAACCTAGACAATTATTCGGGTGGCGATTGCCTTGGAAAAGGTGATACCGAATTCGAGGCAATAGAAGATTTATTTAATCAATTAGAATTGAACCAGGAGGAAATAATATGATAAACGGTATATACGACAATTTAGACATTAACGAATACCACGCAGATAATAGCATTAGCTCAACTGGTATCAATTTGATACTAGATTGTCCTAAACGGTATTACTACGAATATCACGTAAAACGTACAGAGTTAGACGAGAAAGAATTAAAGAAACAAGCAGAAAAATATAAGCTCGGACGTGCTGTTCATACACTTGTATTAGAGCCAAAAAAATTCGATAATACCTTTTATTGTATGACAGAATCAGTGAATTTATCTACAAAGATTGGTAAAGAGATTTACGCTCAAGCTGAGATTACAGCTAATGGACGAGATATTTTAAGAACTGGCGAATGGGAAGATATTAAAGACATGGCTAACGTTATAGCTGCACATCCTGTTTGGAACGAGCTAAAAGACGGTAAAGTTGAGCAATCTATATTTTGGGAAGGTGGCACATTTGATACACCACTTAGATCAAGGCCAGATATTTTTAATGATAAATTAATAATTGATCTTAAAACCACTGATTCAATTAAAGCGTTTTCAAATTCTATTTATCAGTATGGCTATCATAGACAAGCTGCTATGCAGATAGACGCATTAAAACAATTAGATGGTAAAAAAAGATTCTTTGCCTTTTTCGTAGTTGAGAAAAAACCGCCTTATTTAACAGCCTGCTTTACTTTAGACGAAGGCTCGTTAGCGCAAGGCAGACTAGAATATCTAGATGGTGCAGCTTTATATACTGAATGTGTAAGATATAAAGAATGGCCAGGGTATGAAGAAAAATTCCAATTAATATCATTACCTAATTGGGCAAAAATGAAAGAATTAGATAATCAAGCAGGGGGATTAAAATGCTTAGCTCAAATGTAAAGCCAATTAAACCAAAACAAACGTTAACAGAACTTTTAGCGGATACTGATAGCAATATCTATTATACCCTTAAAAATTCGATTTATCCTGGCGCTAAAGATGAATCTATAGGAATGGTTTTAGCATATTGTAAAGCTAAAAAGTATGATCCAATAGCAAAACCTGTTCATATTGTGCCTATGAGTGTAAAAAACAGTCAAACTGGTAGTTATGAATATAGGGATGTTTTAATGCCTGGTATTGCATCATATCGTATTGACGCTGATAGAACTGGGCTATATTTGGGAATTAGCGAACCTGAATACGGTCCAACGATAACAGAAAGGTTGGGAACTATAGAAATATCTTATCCTGAATGGTGTAAGATGACTGTAGAAAAATATAATCCTACTAGCGGTAAAAGCTCTTTCTTTTCTGCCAAAGAGTATTGGAAAGAAAACTACGCAAACAAGGGTAAAATAAAAGGAACATCACAAGTTGATGAAACCCCTAATGCTATGTGGGCAAAAAGACCTTTTGGACAAATAGCTAAATGTACAGAGGCTCAAGCACTTAGGAAAGCTTTTTCAGATGTTCTTGGTGTGCATCCAACCTTTGAAGAAATGGAAGGTAAAGAGCCGAAAGATGTTGTTAGTGTTGTAGATCTAGTTGATGTCGGCGCTACCGTTACTGCTGAACAATTAGATATTGTTAAAAGCAAAATAATATTGTCGGATAGCGAAGAAATAGCGTTATGTAATTATCTAAAAATTAACAGTTTAGATCATATGCTAGCAAAAGATTTCGCTGATGTTATAAGGCAGCTTGATAAAAAAATTGATAAGCAACAAAAGATTAATAGTTTGCCTATTAACAAAGTGTTTGAAGAAATCAGCACAAATGACTTGCAAGAGGCAAATTAAAATATTACCATTATCCTGCATTTTTTTATTCTTAGATCTGTTAGTGATTTGAAAGACCGCTAACAGATTACTCCTGACCTAAAGGAGCTTCTAGAACTTCTTTAGGTTAGCTTAATGAGAATATCCTAAATTGTTAATTAATCATGGCTGATATTTAGCCCTTACGGTCCTCCCTGGGTTTCCGTATGGGCTAAATTTTTTATGGCTATTAATGTCTGCTTTTTTGTTGTTCTAAGATTTTCCTAAGATAAGCCCCCTTGTTTTTTATTTGGATCCCTTTTTTCTTTTCGTGTTCTCTCATAGCTACAATTATTTCAGTTAGTGCAGTAAACCCAAACTCGTTAACCCACCTATCTACCGATTTCTTATTTACCTTCATCATCAACAAATCATTTTTTATATCAATTTGTTGCTCTTTAATCATATGATTTTTATTTAATGATTGTGATATATGATTATGGGTGGGCGCTGTGACTACAGCCCCCCTGGTCTCTCTGGGTACAGCTCCTATGTTCTCTGGGACTATAGGTAAAGAATTATCCACAGGGTTATACATAGAAATTGGCATGTTATCCACATAGTTATCCACAGCGTCAGTATAAGTAGGCATTTGAATAGCTACGTGCCTTGGAAGTAACGACAGGTTAATTTTATATTCGTTAGCTTTATGCGTTTGACTGTTGCCCTGCTTTATTAAAACTATCCGTTTTTTATCTAATAAAGCTTTTATAGTTCGTTGAATAGTACTCTTAGAAAACTTAAGTTCAGCAACTAGAGTGTTAAGGCCAGGATAAATATTAGTTCCGTCCTCGCTGGCATATAAGGCCATCCTGGCGTAAACAGCGGTCTCAATTCCTGTTAGTCGATACTTCCCATTAGAATCCTTGGCCTGGTCGCGAAATGCAGCCAGCATTAACATAAAACACATGTAATTTACTCCCTGTAAATAACTGACGTTTGGTTTGACTTTAGTGGCTAATCGTCTGATACTTTCCCTTTATCCATGCAAAATAATTTTGCCCTAGGAACTTAACTCCGCCTAGGGCGTTTTTATATTAAACTCTGTACTCTTAAAGCCGTCAATTATTAAGATGCTTTAAATATAAACAACCAAAAGATACCACTAGCGCATTCTAATGCCGCTAGTGGTTAAGGAAATTAAATGTACATTAACACATTAGACTGCGTTTTAAAATTAACTATAGTACTTGCTGCTCTTGATGGTTGTATCCGTTATGACTCTAAATATTCAATACCCATAACGGATGTGATTTAACCATCAGCTTATTATAATAATTCTTGTTCAAATATGAACAATTAAAAAGTTTGTTAATTTTTTATAACTTGCTGCTCTTGATGGTTGTATCCGTTATGACTCTAAATATTCAATACCCATAACGGATGTGATTTAACCATCAGCTTATTATAATAATTCTTGTTCAAATATGAACAATTAAAAAGTTTGTTAATGTTTTATAACTTGCTGCTCTTGATGGTTGTATCCGTTATGACTCTAAATATTCAATACCCATAACGGATGTGATTTAACCATCAGCTTATTATAATAATTCTTGTTCAAATATGAAC